TTACTGGGAATACGCCTTCCGCTGATCGGCCTGTTGCGGATTGGCGTCGTCGAGGCGCAGGCGGATGGCGGCGTTCCGGTGATGGGCCAGCGTGGCGCAGAGACGGGCGAGCCACGCGTCGCGCAAACAGGCGCGGGCGGGCAGGGCGGCGCGGCGGCGGGCCGTCGCCAGCCGGGCGTCCGCCGCCAATCGCTCGTTCAGGGCGAGGGCGGCGGCCCGGCGCAGGGCGTTGGCCTTGACCGCTCCGCCGAGCGTGGCGACGCGCAAAGCCTCGCGCGGCGGCGCGCCGTCGTAGCGGCGGTGCAGATCGGTCAGGCTGGAATCGCCGATGGCGTCGTCGGTGCGGACCATGCGGGCTTGGTTACGCCCGCTGGACCGCTCAATCAAGGAAATTTATCCTAAAACAGCCAGCGGTCCGCTCACTGGCTGGCCCAGATGATGCGCGCCATCCAGGCGATGTCGCCGCGTTGGATGGTGCGGTCGGGGTGGGCGCGGTTGATCGACAGCAGTTCAATGCGTGTGGCGGTTTCGCGGATCAACTGCTTGGCCATCACCTCGCCGCCGCGCGTGCGGACGACGACGCGGTCGTTGCGGCGGATTTGCGCGGCGGGCGACACGATGATGGTGTCGCCGTCGCGGTAGACCGGCTCCATGCTGTCGCCAGCAATTTCCAGCGCGTAGGCCTGTGGGTCGCCCAAGCTGGGGAACAGCAGCTCGTCCCAGCCGGTTCCGACGGGGAAACCGGCGTCATCGAAATAACCGGCGCTGCCCGCCTGGGCGTAGCCGATGACCGGAACCCGCTGAAAGGTGCCGGGACCGGCGCCCTCGCCAATCAACGACACGAAATCCGGCAGCGACACGCTGGTCGCGTCCAGCACCTTGGAGATGCTTTCGGTCGAGGGCCAGCGGAGCTTGCCGTCGCCGGTCGTCCGTTTGCTTTTGTTGAAGGTGGTCGGATCCAGTCCGGCGCGCCGTGCCAGACCCGACGCGGAAAGGCCGCTTTGCGCCGCGAGGCGATCAATGGCCCGCCAGATGTCCGTGTGTTTCAGCATGGGACGATAATCACATAAACGCGCAACGCCGTCCCTAGGAACTTTTTCATAAAATCATTGACGTCTGGGAGAATAAGAACAAAAAAAGAACAGGAACGCCACCATCCCGGGAAAAAACCGGCGACGGTGGCCGATGTTGGGGCGCGCGGTTGGGAAACAATGCTTCGGCAAGGCTCCCGCCGCCCGATCCCCGCTTGATTGATGGAGACCTCCCATGCCGTGCCAGTCCGTCGCCGCCACGTCCCCCCGTCCGTCCCCGCCGTCGGGCGGTGCGATTCTCCGGGGGAGCGACCCTTACCGCATCGACGGCACGCCCTTTGACAGCGCGGAAGAAGCGTGGTTCTGGTCGCTCCAGGCGGAAGACGCCAAGGCGGCGGGCGCCCGCGTGGTCGCCGGGCGCGGGCTGGTGCAGCGCCCTTGCGAACCGGCGGACGTGATGCGGGCGGTGGATCGCCTGTACCGCAGCCGCGCCCTGCTGCGCGACCATCTGCATGTGCTGGCCCATTACGGGCGGCGGCTCAGCGCCCCGGATCCCGAACGCTTCCGCGAACAGCGCGCCCATGTTCTGTGGGGCGAGGCGTTCGACCGGCTGACGCCGATCCTGCGCGACAAGGGCATCGTGCGATGAGCCATCCGCCCGCCGCCGCGCCGTCCATGGCGACGGCGCCCCGCCCGCCCGCCGCCTGGGTGGTGTTTCGGGGGGAATCGCCGCTGTGGTGGCTGCGCCTCCTCAAGCCGGGCTTCCGTCATTGCCTGGCCTTGCTGAACGACGGGCGCTGTTGGGTGGTGGTCGATCCGCTCGCCCCCTTCACCGACGTCACCGTCCTGGATCTGCCGCCAGCCTTCGATTTGCCGGGCTGGTATCGCGATCAAGGGCTGGCCGTGGTCGCCGCCCCGCTGCGGCGCGGCCTGACCCGCCCGGCCCCCTGGGCGCCCTTCACCTGCGTGGAGGCGGTCAAGCGGCTGCTTGGCCTGCACGCCCCGCTGGTCCTGACGCCTTGGCAACTGCACCGCCGTCTGACCCGTGCCGCCTGACCAGCGCCGCCGCCAGCGTTTGAGGGAGAGCTTCATCATGACCGATCACGCCGTACCCCCGCCCTCACGTTTCCCGCCTCTTGGCGACGCGGACTCGTCCGGCCCGCAAACCCTGCTGGACCGCTACCGGGCGGCGCGCGAACGCCGGTCCGTCTGGGAAAGTCACTGGCAGGACTGCTACGACCACGCCTTGCCGAACGGCCAGCCCTTTCGCGGCGGCGGCACGCCGGGCGAAAAGCGGGTGGACCGCCTGTTCGACGGCACGGCTCCCGACGCGGTGGAGCAGCTCGCCGCCAGCCTGTTGTCGGAGTTGACGCCGCCCTGGTCGCGCTGGTTCGGCTTTCAGCCCGGCCCAGCCTTGACCGGGGCGGAGCGCGACCGCATCGCCCCGATGCTCGACCGCGCCGCCGGGATCGTCCAGGCGCATTTCGACCGCTCCAACTTCGCGGTGGAGGTGCATCAGGCGTTCCTCGACCTCGTGACCGTCGGCACCGCCAGCCTGCTGATGGAGGAGGCCGCGCCCGGCGCGCCGTCCAGCCTGCGCTTCACCGCCGTGCCGCTGGCCGAAGCGGTGCTGGAGGAGGGGCCGGACGGCCGTCTTGACGCCACCTTCCGCCGCAGTGAGGCGACGCTCGCCCAAATCCTCCACCGCTTCCCCGCCGCCGATCTGCCCGAGGAGTTGCGCAAGCGCGGCGCCGACGAACCCGAAGGCCGTTTCCCGCTGGTCGAAGCGGTGTTGCCCGATGGTCTGGCCTATCGCTGGGGCGTGGTGCTGGACAGCGGTCTGGCCGATCCGTCCTGGCTGGCGCAGGGGCGCTTCGCCCAATCGCCCTTCGTCAATTTCCGCTGGTTGAAGGCGCCGGGCGAAACCTATGGCCGCTCCCCGGTGATGAAGTCGTTGCCCGACATCAAAACCGCCAACAAGGTGGTCGAACTGGTCCTGAAAAACGCCTCCATCGCCGTCACCGGCATCTGGCAGGCTCGTGATTTATCTTTTCCGGTGCTTGCGTGAGCTTTCCGGGATTGGCTAGACCCATTGATTTGTCTCGGTTTTCGGCAGAATAGTAGGTCAGCGATACGCCGGGAAAACTCGCGCATTTTCCGCCGCCTGCTTACATGGCGCTTACATGGAGACGCCACCCCATGCCGAAGATCACGAAAAAGCTGGTCGATGCCACCACCGCCGATGGACGGACGCGCTTCCTCTGGGATGACGAATTGCCGGGCTTCGGCTTCTGCGTCACGGTGGCCGGGGCGAAGTCCTACGTGGCGCAATATCGCTTCGGTGGCCGGTCCCGCCGGATGACCGTCGCCCGCCATGGCGTCATGACCCCAGACGAGGCCCGCAAAGAGGCGCGCTTGATCCTGGCGGACGTGGCGCGCGGCCTGGACCCGGCGGAGCGGCGCATCGAACAGCGGCGCGACCTCACCGTGTCCGAGCTGTGCGACCTCTATGTGTCCGAGGGGATGACCACCAAGAAGCCATCCACCATCGCCACCGACAAGGGGAAGCTCGCGCGCCACGTCAAGCCGCTGCTGGGCAAACGTCTGCTGCGGTCCATCGTCCGCGCGGACATCGAGCGGTTCCAGGCGGACGTTGCGACTGGCAAGACCGCCGCCGACATCAAGGGCGGGTTCAAGTCCCGCTCGACTGTGACCGGCGGCCGGGGGGCTGCCGCCCGTGTGCTGGGGCTGCTGTCTGGTGTGTTTCAGTTCGCCGTGAACCGCGACCTGCGGCCGGACAACCCGGTGCGGGGCGTGAAGCGGTTCGCCGATAAGAAGTGCGAGCGGTTCCTGTCGCCGGCCGAGATGGCGCGGCTTGGCAAGGCGCTGACGGACTTGATCGACGAAGGCGCCAATCCGGTTGCCGTCAACGTCGCGCGCCTGCTGGCGCTCACCGGCTGCCGACGCGGCGAGATCACGGGTTTGCGCTGGGAGTGGGTGGATTGGGATCGGGCGTGCATCCGCTTCCCCGACTCGAAGACGGGCGCCAAGGTGGTTCCGCTGGGGGCTGCCGCGCTGGGGCTGCTGACCGCTTTGCAAGGGGAGGCGCGCACCGGCTCCGTGTTCCCTGGCCGGGGGCGCGACGGCACCACCACCGCCGTGTGGAAGGTGTGGGACAAGGCTCGGCAGCGCGCCGAGTTGCCGGGGGTGCGCATTCACGATCTGCGGCACAGCTTCGCCAGCGTCGGCGCGTCCGGTGGTGACAGCCTTGTGGTGATTGGTGCCTTGCTTGGGCACCGGGACACCACCACCACGGCCCGCTATGCCCATCTGTCGAACGATCCGCTGAAGGCCGCCGCCGACCGCATCGCCGGGACCATCGCCGCCGCGATGAAGGGTGAGACCACCGACAACGTGGTGCCGTTGTCCAAGGTCGCGAAGCGGTAGGCCGAAACCGCTTCATGCGACCTTATCTTTTCAGGTGGTACAGGTGGTACAGGTGGTACACATTCAATAAAATAAACACTATCAAAGGCTTGCTGTAACGCTGTGCTGTACCACCACGTTTTTCGGCTGGTGGTACAGGTGGTACAGCATCCAATCATCAAGCATGGGGTTCGCCGGCCCGCTCGACCACAGTTGCGGTGGTGGTGTTCGCCCGCGCGGCCAGCTTGTCCGCCACGTCCCTGGTGACGATCCCGCACCACGCGCCGAGATCATCGCGGCGCTGAAGGCCCGCCCGGTCAATGAGCTTGCGGGTGTAGCCGTTCGACCGGCTCCCGGCGCGGATTGCAACGGCGACTTCTCCGGGGGCGGGCTGGAGATCGTCCGGCACGGCCAGCGGCGCCCAACGCGCGTCTTGGTTCGTCGCCCGCATGGCGAGCGAGCGGAGAACCTTGTGGAGCGGTTCGCCGTCCCTGGTGCGCGCGGCGATTTCCCGCAAGGCGGCATGGGTGGCTTGGGGAGCGAGCACGTTGATTTGCGTCACGTCGCCTTCGGCAAGGCGGGCGCGGCGCTTGGCCTGTCGAGCGGCGGCTGTTTGGTCTGGCATGGCACCTTCGCGTAACTAGTCACGGTATCACCCCTACGTAGGGTGTGACTAGTCACGGGTCAAGGTGCATGAGATACGTGACTAGTCACAAAGCGATGCACATCATCCTGTCTGCCGGCATTTGCCGAGAGAGCTTGACGGTACGCGAACATATGTGGAACGAATATCCCCGCCAACGCCAGAAAACCCCCAAAGCCCGCCCGGTCCTACCGTGGCGGGTTTTTCGTTTCAGGAGGCTCGCTTGCTCAACCGGACACCAGCACCGCCGCCGTTCTCGGGGATGAACTCAACGCCAGCCGCTTCGAGGGCGGAGCGGATCGCGGAGAGATTGTTGGGGTGAGGTGTTCGGGCGCCACGCTCGAAGTCAGCCAACGTTTGCGAGCCAACATTCGCGGCGGCTGCAAGCTCCTTCTGCGTCATTCCGATGAGCGCTCTTGCAGCCTTGCAAAGCGGTGGCGTTAGGTCGGTGGCGCTCAAAGTCGATATTCCTTATTGACATCAGCCTAGTTGATGAAGAATATCAATCTAGGTCTTATTTATCAACACCTGAGGTTCAAATGCGAGCTTTTCCCGCCACGCCCGAGGTGCGCCCTGAAGGCGCCAACGTTTCCCGCCGCCGGCTGCTGGCCGGCGCTGGCGCCACAGCCGCCACCCTGACCGCGCCAATCGACCTTATCGCTTCCGCCACTGTGGCCGCGCCTGTAGGCGTCTGCCCGGCCCGTTACGTGGGTGTCCCGCCCGCCGTCGTCTGCATGGGTGAGGGGTGGGTCAACGAGTGGCTGACATATAACGACGACACGCGCGAGTTCATTGAAACGGTTTGCCGTGGGCTGGCCTACAGCCCAACGGATGAACGCAAGGACGACTTGAACGACCTTGTGAACCGCGCCCGCCTGATCATGGACCAGAGGACCGAAGAGGCGATCCGCCCCGAGGGAACCCCGGAACTGATTCGGGAAGGGGATGCCATGACGATGGCCGTGAACGTGCTGGATGAAGGCGGGGGTATGGCTGCGCTCAACTACGCGATTACGAGCCTTCGGACGGTGCGCAGACGGTGGGATGAGGATGAATTCGCCAAAGGGAACCTGAACGCTTTGGTTCTCTCCCTGTCGTTGGTGGGCGTGCTGCTGACCGGGCTGGGGCACCCCGATTTCGGGGATGATCCCGAGGGCAGGCAGGAAGGAGCTGCCGCCTGACCGCGCCTCGCCGACACCATCACCAACCCAAGGGGGCCGGTTCTGCCGGCCCCCTATTTATCGCTGGTCCAAACGGTATCTCTTATCGGCGCCCTACCTATTGCGAGCGCGCGAGGTTTCCTGTTGCGCCCGCAATAGGCTAGCTGTATACATAGCTTATAGCCTATTGCAGCCGCATGAGGAATGCCATGTTGAACCTGACTGATATCGTTCACCCACGCCTCGCCCGCCAAGCGGCGAACGTCGGAGTTTCCACCATGAATAGCTGGGCACATCGAGGGTATTTCGACGCCTTCGATGGCGTGCAAACGACGCCCGGTAAGGCTCGTCCCTTCACGGTTCTCGACGCTATCCGCCTGAACGTCATGAAGGAGTTCAATATCGTCGGTGTGGACCCGGCCGCTTCTTCCAAGATTGTGACCAGACCGGATTTCACCAGCTTGGTCGAAAGCATCCTTTTCGACAGCCGTGACGATATCATCATCGGCTTCGACGGGTTTTCGATGGTCAGTGCCACCAACTCCATGACGATCAAAGACATCAAGAACATGGGCTATGGCAACTTCTCCCACATCGACCTTTCCGAAGCCGCAATGCACGTCATGAGTTTCCTGCGGGCGACCAAGGGCGTACCGCTGCCGTCCGCCGTGGACGAGGACAACATCGAGAACTAACAGACCGACGACGGGCCGCCCCCCTGGGTGGCCCCTCTGATTTTCTGGAGTTGAAATGACCAACGCTGAAACGCGGGTGATTCCCGCCACGCCCGAGCTTTGCCTTCCGCCCGCCCTGCGCAAGCCGCGTCTGCGCCGTTGGGAAGCCGCCGAATATCTGGAGTTGGTCCACGGCGTCACCGTCGCCCCCGCCACGCTCGCCAAATACGCCAGCATTGGGGGTGGCCCGGCCTTCAACAAGGGGGTGAGCCGGACGCCCCTGTACCCCGTCACCGAACTCGACCGCTGGGCCGTCGAGCGCATGGGGAAGCTGGTCCGCTCCACCAGCGACGCGGGGGTGTGAGGATGCGCAACGCCGAAACCGCCTTCCGCCAGTCCGACCCGACCGAGAACCGCCAGTTCCGCCGCCTGTGGACGGAACCGGCCCGCGCCCTCCGGATCGCCGTCCCGCCGCCGCCCGTCCGCACCCTCGACCACATCGCCGCCGAGGTTCTGGTGCGCTGGCGTTCGGAAACCCGGAGTCACTGACCATGCACGATACCCGTCTCGACTTCGACCGGATCAACCGCGCCGCGCTGGCCGTGCTGCCGGCCTTGCTGGCGCGGTGGTTGCCGGGTGGAAAGCGGGAAGGTCACGAATACGTTGTCGTCAACCCGCGCCGCGCCGACCGCCGACCGGGAAGCTTCCGCATCAACACGGACACCGGCCGGTGGGCGGATTTCGCCACCGACGACACCGGGGGCGACGTGGTGTCGCTGGCCGCCTATCTGGGCGGGATCACGCAGGTTGAAGCCGCCCGCCGTCTCTGCGACATGCTGGGGGTACGCTGATGCCTGACGACCATGCCGGCATGTTCGCGCCGCTGACGCCCGAGGAAACCACGGCCGGCGCGTCGGCCGCACCGGGCAAGACCACAAAGACACCGATCATTCCGGTTCCCGCCGATGCCCCGGCGATGGAGTTCCGCCACCCCAAGCACGGCGAACCCTCCCGGTATTGGCCGTACCACGATGCCGAGGGCCGGCTCGTCGGCTATGTTTGCCGGTGGGACCTGACCGACGACGCAGGCAACCGGACCAAGGAATTTCTGCCCGTCACCTTCTGCGACCTGGGCAACGGCAAGCGGGGCTGGCGCTCAAAAGGCATGCCATCGCCCCGACCGCTGTTCGGTCTGCCCGATCTGCTGGCTCGCTCCGATGCGCTGGTGCTGGTGTGCGAGGGCGAAAAGGCCCGCGATGCCGGGGCCGCGTTGTTCCCCGACATGGTGGCGACCACCCCCGCCCACGGCGCGAAGTCACCGCACCTGACGGATTTCAGCCCATGCGCGGGCCGGGTGGTGGTGATCGCCACCGACCACGACGAACCCGGCAAGACCGACGCCAAGGGCAAGCCTCACCATCCCGGCCGAGACTTTGGCGACACGGTGGCCGAGATGGCCCGCGCCGCTGGAGCCGTCGAGGTTCTGCACCTGCCCCCCGACCGTCTGGGGGCGTGGCTGTGGCGCGACGGGGAGCGGGTGCCGCGAACCGATCCGCTGCCGGATGGCTGGGACCTCGCCGACGCGCTGGCCGAAGGCTGGACCGCTGAGACGGTCGCCGCTCTGCGGAGCGCCCCCGCGTTCCTGTCGCCTTACGGGACGACCAAACCGGACACGCCGGCCGCGACCGATGCCGAGAGCAAGGAATGGGATTGGCCGTTTCGGTTGATGCCGTATGGCGTTGAAAAGCGGATTGACCGGGTGGACCGGGAGACGGGCGCCGTCACCATCGAATGGCGCTGGATTTGTTCGCGCATCGAGGTTGCCGCCGAAACGCGGAACACCGATGGCACCGCCTGGGGCCGGCTGTTGAGCCTCACCGACCGGGACGGTCGGGCGAAGGAATGGGCGATGCCCATGTCAATGCTGGCCGGCGACGGCACGGCCTACCGGGAACGCCTCCTTGAAATGGGGCTGGTGATCGCGCCCGGCCGATTCCCCCGCGACGCCCTGCATGAGTTCGTGTCCACCGCGCGCCCTGGGGTGAAAGCCCGCTGCGTCTCGCGCGTCGGCTGGCACTCCGGCGCCTTCGTCATGACCCACACCACCTTGGGAGATCCCTGCCATGGCTGAACGCATCATCTTGCAGACGGCGGCGCCGTTGGATCATGCCTATCGGCAGTCGGGCACGCTGACGTCATGGAGCGACAACGTGGCCCGCTACGCCGCCGGCAACTCCCGGCTGGTGCTCGCCATTTCCGCCGCGTTCGCGGGACCGCTGCTGCATCCGACCGGGAGTGAGTCCGGCGGCTTCCATTTCCGGGGCGCATCGTCGAGCGGCAAGACGACAGCCCTTATCGTCGGCGGAAGCGCCTGGGGTGGTGGGGGCGTGCGGGGCTATGTGCGGACGTGGCGCGCGACCGCGAACGGTCTGGAGTCGGTCGCCGCGCTCCACTGCGACACGCTGCTGTGCCTGGACGAAATGGGACAGGTGGACGGCCGGGAAGTCGGGCAAATCGCCTACATGCTGTCCAACGGGCAGGGAAAGACCCGCGCCGGCCGGGGTGGCGAAGGGCGAACCCCGGCGGAATGGCGCGTGATGTTTCTCAGTTCCGGCGAGATCGGGCTTTCCGACAAGATGTCCGAGGATGGTCGAGGCCAGCGAGCCGCCGCCGGGCAACAGGTGCGGGTGGTGGATATCCTGGCCGACGCTGGCGCCGGGCTGGGGTTATTCGAGACTCTGCACGGCTTCCCCGACGCCGACGCCTTCGCCCGCCATTTGAAGGCCGCCGCGAACGAGCATTACGGCGTGGCCGCGCCGGATTTCGTCAAGTTCATCGTCAATGACTACAACGGCTGTGCGGAAGCCGCCCTGTCCCATCAACGCGAGTTCGTCGCGGAGCACTGCCCGGCCGGGGCCGATGGACAGGTGAGCCGGGTTGCCGCCCGCTTCGGTCTGGTCGCCGCCGCTGGCGAGATGGCAACCGCGTTCGGTGTGGTTCCCTGGCAACCGGGTGAGGCGACGGCTTCGGCGCTCCGGTGCTATCGCGCTTGGCTCGACGTGCGCGGCGGGATCGAACCCACGGAGGAGAAACACGGTATCGCCGCCGTCCGCCGCTTCATCGAATTGCACGGTTCGTCCCGGTTCGAGGCAATGGGCGCGCTGGTGCGCACCGACAACGCGGGCGCTCCAATCGAGGCGCGCGTGCCGAACCGCGCCGGCTTCCGGCGGCAAGACGGCAACGGCGGCATTGAATACCTGATCTTGCCCGAAGTGTGGCGGACGGAGGTGTGCGCGGGCTTGGACGCGGTGGCCGTGGCGAAGACGCTGAACAAGCACGGCCTGCTGATCAGCAAGGACGGAAAGCTTCAGGATCAAGCCCGGTTGCCGGGTTTCTCCAAGCCGGTTCGCCATTACCACCTGACGGCGGGCATTCTCAGCGATGGGGCGGATGATGCCTGATCTGTCCCGGTTCGCCGCCTTGGCTGCCCGCGCGGGATGCTCGCCTGTACCACCTGTACCACCGACCGAAAAGCATGGTGGTACAGGGGGTGCGACCGATAAAACCATTACTTATCAGTATGTTGGCGAGTGCGTACCACCTGTACCACCTGTACCACCGGCAAATAACGACTCTGTGCAACGCCCTGACCTGATCGACGACTTCGAGGAGCGTGCGGCCATCCTCGAATTTGACGCCCGCCTTCCCCGCGCCGAGGCCGAACGGCGCGCTTGGGCCGAGGTGTTCGGCACGGACACGCCGATGGAGACCACCCGATGAGCAAGCCTTTCGACCGCGCCAAGTTCAACAAGGTGCTGTCCCTCGCCGAGTCCGATCAAGACGCCGAAGCCCTGGCCGCTGTCCGCAAGGCGGCTTCCATGGCCCGCGCGGCTGGCCTGTCGCTGGGGGAGGCCGTGAACGGCACCGACCCGGACGGCGGCACGGTCTCCACCCTGCGCACGATGATGATGGAGGCCGAGCTTGCCACCGCCCGCCGGGAGATCGCCGAGCTTCGGCGCAAGACTTCTGGCGCTGGTGACGATGCCACCTTTCAGCGGGGGTTCGAGGCGGGACAGCGGTACGGCGCCGACCGTGCGGCGGCTGACCTTCGGGAACAGGCGTTCCGCCGGGTGAGAGAACTGGAGGCCGAGCTTGAAGCCTTCCGCGCGCCGCTCGATTGGCTGACCCTTGCCGAACGCTTCTACGCCAAGTTCCGCAGGGGGGCGAAAGCGCCCTTTGCCAAGGGGCTGATGTACCGGGCCAGCGTCAACAAGCTCATGCCGGCCGATCAAGCCGAGTTGCGGAAGTTCGCCGCGACGGTCGAACGGAAGGTGAAGCGGAGCAAGAAGCCGGTGGAGGAAACGGCGGAGGCGTGACCGGAAAGCTGCTGTGCTTCCGCCATCATGGTTATGGACAATGCCGTTGCCACTGACGGCGGAATTATCAAATGTCTTCAATAGCGTAACGTTGAACAAGGGCGATGGCGATGGAGCGGTTCCGGGATAGTCAGGCTGTGACAGTGAGTCGCGTCGCCTCGGCTAACCGGCATATTTCTACAATGCTTCTTGCGAACGATAGGCGCTGTGTGTAACCGTGCGCTTAAGGAAAAACCAGCCACCATACAGCGACGCATCCCGTCGATTACCTCGCAGGACAATCTATGCCCCGCATCATTCGTCTCGAAGGCACTAGCCTGGATCGGCAGAAGTTCTCAAAAACGTTTGAGGACAATTGCGGTTGTGAGATGACCACGGAATCAATTGCTGCGAGCATCAAGCGCGTGGCGCCACTGTTCGCAGGCGATTTGGTTTCCTTGATCAAGGAATCTGGTCTGTACATTAAGGCCAAGCCGACTGTCCGATGATTGGCAACATTAAATGGGAAGAGTTGGTTTGCGCGGTCTGCCAGACTATTGAGGAGAGGTTTGATGTTCTCCTTGATATTGATGGTGAAGCGCTGGACGAACTCGACGAAATAGCGAAGCGGACGATTGGATCGTACGAATTAGCGCACCCAAACCCGGCTAAAGTCGCAGGGCATGTGGTGTTCTGGTTTCGTCGCCTGCGCCCTGTCACTCACCGGCCTGAAAGCCAGAACAAACTTCTTGTTGCTAACGAGACAGCAGCCCTCTATCTCGGCCTTTCCATCTGTGACTTGTATCGAGGGGAAGGAAGCAAGGAAACGTTCCATCTTCCCGCGCGAGTAATGAAGGATTGGATAGCAAGCCTTCGCTATAACTCGCACTCTCCGCACGCCATCGCAATTGCATTCGAGATATTGACGGCAGAGCACTGAGCATCAGCGTGGCTTGACCGTCTAGTGCCTCAACAAGCCGTATGCATTGCGTGCTGAAGAAAGCCTGCCTGGAGCAATCCGAGGCGGGCTTTTCGTTATGGAGCAGCGCTCATGTCTGACCCAGCTTACTGTCCTTTCGATGAGTGCGGGTAGCGAGCCACTCGGCAGGCTTCTGGGGCAATTCGAGGGGGAGGGTGGCTTGGGTCCTCTGTCAGGAAATTGATCGGGGGTCCGCCCACCACAGGCCGCGCCACCCCTCTAGCCCCCCGTGGGAACGAAGGCTTAACATTAAGGGCTTAATGTCCTATAATCCGACATCGGAAAGGAACCGACGTTGGATGATTCTGCCACCGAGACGAAAGCCGCTTTTGCCCGCCGGATCGGCGTGAAGCCGCCGCGCGTCTCGCAATTGGTCTCTTCCGGTCTTCCTCTCGATGGCGACGGCAAGGTGCGGATTGCCGCAGCGTTGGCGTGGCTGGAGGGTCGCCAGAACCCTGTTAAGCGGGCCGAACAGGGGAAAATGCCTCTTCCATCCGGCCACGATGACGACGTTCCTATTCAAAATCCAGCCCTTGCCCTGCTGGCCGCAAAAGCCCGCCGGGAGGCGACCCTTGCCGACCGCGACGCCCTGTTCTTGGAGCGGGAGCGGGGGGCGCTGATCGCGCGGGACGCGGTGCAACGCGGGTTGACCGCCTGGGGGTTGGGTCAGCGGGATGCGCTGTTGGCTTGGTGCAGCCGCGCCGCCCCCGAACTGGCTGCCGATCTGGGCGTTGACCTGGGCCGCGTCTTCGCCGCGCTCGACCGGCAGGTGCGCGCCCAACTGATCGAACTGGCCGACGCCCCGCCGCCGCCCGATCTGAAGGATCTGTTTGATGCCCGATGATGCCGCCTGGGTCTGGCGAACCATCGCCGCCGCCATCCGCCCGGAACCGGCTTTGCTGGTCAGCGAATGGGCGGACAAACACCGCGTCTTGCCGCCAACGTCCGCCGAACCGGGGCGCTGGCGAACCAGCCGCGTCCCCTACATGCGCGGCGTGATGGACGCGCTGTCCACCGGATCGCCCTTCGAGCGGGTTGTGATGATGAAGGGCGCGCAGATTGCGGCGACCGAATGCGGCAACAACTGGCTTGGCTACATCATCCAACACGCCCCCGGCACCACCCTATGCGTGCTGCCGAGCCTGGACGACGTGAAGAAGAACGTCGCGACCCGCATTGAACCGTTGATCGAATCCTCTCCCGTCCTGTCTGCCCTGGTGGCGAAACCGACCGGACGGCGCGCGGCAAACTCGATGATGCGCAAGGCTTTCCCCGGTGGCTATCTTGTGTTCACCGGGGCGACCAGCCCGAAGGGGCTGCGGTCCACACCGGCCCGGTATCTGTTTCTGGACGAGGTGGACGGCTTCCCCGGCGACGCGGGAAAAGAAGGCGACCCGGTGGCGCTGGCCGAGCAACGCACCGTCACCTTCCGTGGTCGCCGCAAGATTTTCCTGTGCTCGACGCCGACGATCAAAGGGTTGAGCCGGATCGAGCGCGCCTATTTGGAGAGCGACCAGCGGGTTTATGAGGTGCCGTGCCAGCAATGCGCCACCTTCAACCGCATCCTGTGGGCGGACATTCGATGGCCGGAAGGCGAGCGGCGCAAGGCGTGCTGGGTTTGCCCGGATTGCGGCTTTCCCCACGAGGAGCACGCCAAACCGGCCCTTCTGGCCGCTGGCCGCTGGCGCGCGACCGCCCCCGGCGACGGGCGCACCGCCGGGTTTCACCTGTCGGCGCTTTACAGCCCGTTTGAAAGCTGGGGCGACATCGCCGTGCAGCACGGGCAGGCCAAGGGCGACCCGTCCGCGATGCAGGCTTGGACCAACTTGAAGCTTGGCGACCCGTTCGAGGATATGGCCGGTGAAGAGATCACCGCCGACGCGGTGGCAAGCCGGGCCGAAACCATCGGTGACGTCCTGCCGCCGGGCGCGGTGCTGCTGACCGCTGGCGTTGACACGCAGGATGACCGGCTTGAGGTGGAGGTGGTGGCCTGGGGCGCTGGTGAGGAATCATGGTCGATCCTGCACCACGTCATTCCCGGCGACCCTGCCGACCGCGCGGTGTGGCTGCAACTCGATGAGCTTCTGTCCCGGACATGGCCGCACGCGCGCGCCGTCCCCGACATGCCGATTTCGGCTGTCTGCGTCGATACCGGCGGACACCACACCCAAGCCGCTTACAATTTCGTGCGGGACAAGCAGGCCCGCCGCGTCTGGGGCATCAAGGGACACAACGTCCCCGGCAAGCAAATCTGGCCGCGCAAGCCGAGCCACAAGAACAAGGGGCGAGTGCCGCTCTACCTGATCGGCGTTCACGCCGCCAAGGAAGTCATTTTCGCCCGGTTGAAGATCAAGGAAGCCGGTCCCGGCTTCATGCACTTCCCGATGGACCGATCCACGCAGTATTTCCAACAGCTTACCGCTGAAAAAATGGTGACGAAGTGGGAGCGTGGCCGACCGCGCCGCATCTTCGTCAACCCGACCAAGGCGCGCAACGAGGCGTTGGATCTTCGCGTTTACGCCTTTGCCGCGCTGCACGGGGTTATCGCCGCTGGCTTCGATCTTGATCGGGCCGTTGCCGCCCTGGCTCCCATTCCGCCGCGCACCCCTGACCGGCCCGTGATGGCTCCCCCGCCCCCTGTCCGCCGGGCGACCCGCTCAAGCTGGCTTTCGGGGTGACGGGAAGTAAAGACCCGACATCGGATTACATCCGAGTTTGCATTATTTGCGATTTCATCCTATTATGAGGCTAATTTGCCTCTGAAAGGGCGACCTTATGCTTTCCAACCTACGCCGAGCCTTTGGAACCCTGTGGACCCGCTCGCTTGATGCGGCGGGCGCGGGCAAACGCTGGGCCGGGGCGTCACGGGTGGTGAACCTGAACGCGGACATGCTGTCGGGGGCCACGGTCGCGGCGCAGCGGGCGGCTTATGTGGCGCGCAACAATCCGAACGTCGCCGCCGCCATTAACGCCATGGTGTCCAACGCCGTGGGAACCGGGATCAAACCGCGCTCCAAACACCCCGACGACGCCGTGCGCGACACGCTCCACGCGCTGTGGGAGCGGTGGGAGCGGGTGGCGGACGCCAGCGGGCGGGCCGGGGGCTTCTACGGGCAACAGGCGCTCGCCGTCCGCGCCATGATCGAAGGAGGCGAGAGCTTCGCCCGTCTGCGTTCCCGCCTGCCCGGCGACGGGCTGCCGGTGCCGTTTCAGGTGGAGCTGATCGCCCGCGACCAAGTGCCGAGCACGCAATGGAGCGACATCCGCCCCGGCAACGCCATTCGGGGCGGGATCGAGTTCAACGCGCTGGGCCAGCGGATCGCCTATTGGGTGCTGCCCTTCAACCCGAACGACCCGACCATGCCCCTGTTGGCCCCAACGTGGCAGCCGACGCGGGTTCCGGCGGAAGACATGTGCCACCTGTTCCGCGAGCTGGTCGAAAGCCAGCTTCGCGGGCTGACGTGGCTGGCTCCGGTGCTGTTGCGGGTGAAGGAACTCGACCAGTACGAGGACGCCGCCCTGGTGCGCGCCAAGGTCGCGGCGATGATGGCGGGCTTCATTCTCAACAAGGACGCCGAAAACCCGGCGTGGCAACCCCAACCGGGGGCCGAAACGCCGACGCTGGAACCCGGCATGTTGGTTCCGCTGAACCCCGGCGAAAGCGTCGAGTTCACCAGCCCGCCCGACGACAAGAATTACACCGAGTTCACCAAGAACCATCTGCGCGCCATCGCCGTCGGTCTGGGCTGCACCTATTTCCAGGCGACCGGCGACCTTCGCGACGCCAACTATTCCAGCCTGCGCGGCGGGCTGGTCGAGTTCCGGCGCAGCATCGAACAGCTTCAACATCTGGTCATCGTGCCGCAGCTTTGTGACCCGGTTTGGCGGCGCTTCGTCACGCTGGCCGTGATGAGCGGGGCGATTGACGCGCCCGATTTCTTCCGCGACCCGGAACCCTACCTGTCCGCCGAATGGCTGCCCCCGGCCTTCGATTGGGTCGATCCGCTGAAGGACATCCGCGCCGAGATCGAGAGCATCGACGCCGGGCTGAAAAGCCGGGCGCAGTCGGTGGCGGAAGCCGGTTACGACGTTGAAGCGCTCGATGCGGAGATCGCCGCTGATCGGGCGCGGGAACGGCGGATGGGGCTGGCCTTCCCGGTTCCGAAGGTGGCGACGCCGACGCCGATTCCCGAAGACCCGCCCGCCCCGGAGACGCCCGCCCATGGTTGAGACCTTGGCCCTTCAACTCTTCGCCCGCGCCATGGGCGCCACAGCGCCGACGACGCTCGACCGCGCCGCCCGGACGGTGGAGGTGGTGGCCCTGTCGGGGCTGGCCCCCGCCACCCGCCCGGCCCCGGCCCCCGATGGCAGCCGCACCGCCTGGATTGAGGAACTGTCCGCCGCTGGCGCTGACCTGTCGCGCTTCCGCAACGGCCCGGCGCTGAAGGATCACCGCAACGTCACCGACGCCGCCGTTGGATCCATCGCCGAGGCGCGGATCGAAGGCGACCGCATCGTCTCGACCGTCCGTTTCGACACCAGCGCCGCCGCCGAGGAACTGATGGGCAAGGTTGAGGCCGGATCGGTGCGCGGCGTCAGCCTGGGTTATGGCGTCAGTCGCTGGAAGTCTGTCGGCACGCGCGGCGGGCTGCCGGTTTTCCAGGCCATCGCCTGGGTTCCCCATGAGTTGAGTTTCATCCCTGTGCCGATGGATTCCGGCGCAACCGTTCGTTCCCAAGGAGACAGCATGACCGTTCAAACGACGGTGGCGCCGACCGATACCCCGGCGCAGACCACCACCGAGGCCCCGGCGCAGATCATCGCCCCCGCCGCCCCCGAGACCAGCAGCCGCGCCGCGACCAACCAGCAAATCCGTTCGATGGTCCGTTCGGCGGGTCTGGATCTTGGCGCGGCGGATCGGCTGATCGACGAGGATGCCGACCTCGACCGCGCGCGCTCTGTCGTGTTCGACGCCATGCTTGCGCGTTCGGCGGGCCGTCCGCTGGCCGCTGTTCAGGTGTTGCACGACCATGACGACCCGCAAGCCGTGGTGGACCGCATGGCGACCGCCTACGCGGCCCGCGCCACCGCGCATCTGCCGCAAGCGCACCGCGTCGCCCTGCCGGACGCCTCGCGCGCCTACGCCAACCGATCGCTGTTGGACCTTGCCGCCGAACTGGCCGACCGGCGCGGAACCCCCATCGGAACCCGCAACCTGTCGTCGGCGGAACTCTATCAGCGGGCGCTGACCACCAGCGATTTCCCGGTGTTGCTGGCGAACAGCGCCAACAAGACGCTGTTGCCGGCCTATCAGGCGGCTGCCCCGACCTACCGCCGCTTCTTCGCCCGCCGCGACTTCCGCGACTTCAAGCCCGCCAGCTTCGCCCGCGTCGGTGATTTCCCGGCACCCCTGGCCGTGGGTGAAAACGGCGAATACAAGCACGGGGCCATCGCCGAGAGCGGCGAGTCGGTCACGCTGGGCGAGTATGGCCGCATCATCACCTTCACCCGCAAGGCGCTCATCAACGACGATCTGGGCGCTTTCGCTGATCTGCCGACCAAGGCCGCGTTGCGCGTCGCCGATTGGGAGAACTCCGTCGCCTGGGCGCTGGTGGTGTCCAACCCCACGCTGTCGGACGGCAAGGCCCTGTTTCACGCCGATCATGGCAATCTTGCCGGTTCGGGCGGGGCCATCGGAATCGACACCGTGGGCGCGGGTGAAGCGGCGATGATGAAACAGACCAGCCTGGACGGGCTGAAACTCAACCTGCACCCCTCCGTGCTGGTGACGAGTCCCGACAAATACACGCTGGGCCGTCAGTTCGTGTCCGCCAACGTCGCCCCGGCGCAGTTCTCCAACGTCAACCCGTTCGCGGGCAAGCTGGAGGCTGTGGGCGACGCCAACCTCTCGGGCAACGGCTGGTATCTCATGGCCGAGCCGAGCGCGCTGGAAACCTTCATCTACGGCTATTTGCAAGGCCAGTCCGGGCCGGTCATCACCCCGGAAGCCTCCTTCGACACCGCTGGCGTCAAGATGAAGCTCACCATCGACTTCGCCGTTGGGGCCGTCGATTACCGGGGCGCTTACAAGAACGCGGGCGCCTGACCATGACGACGCTGGCCGACATGATCGCCATGCGGGACGGGCTTGAGAAAGCCCGTTTCTCAGGCACGCGCAAGGTTCAACTCGGCAACTCCCTGGTGGAATACAAGACGGACGCCGAGATGAAAACCGCCCTGGTGGACCTCAACCGCAAGATTGCGGCGGCAAGCGCTTCGGCTGGATCGCCCTTTGTGACCTTCACGACTTCCAAGGGACTGTGACCATGAAGAACTATGTGCAAGAGGGCTGTCGCCTCGATCTGACCGCGCCGCGCGCTGTGACGTCCGGGGATGGTTTCATCGTCGGTTCAATCTTCGCCGTTGCCAGCACGACCGCCGCGAGCGGTGCCGCGTTGGTGGGCTGCACCGAAGGCGTGTTCGATCTGACCAAGAAGACCACCGCCACCTTCGCCGTGGGCGACAAAGTGAGCTGGGACAACACGAATTTCTATTGCGACGCGCCCGGCACCGGCTTGTACCCGGTGGGTGTCGCGGTGGCCGTCGCTGGCAACGGTGGCGCGACGGTGCGCGTGAAGCTGTCCGAAGTGCCGACCACCGCCGCCTGATCTGGCAGGGGTGTCGCTTCAACCGACACCCCTTTCCTTGGAGAGTCCGCCCATGCTCACCCCCGCCGACATCGGGAACGCGATTCGCGACGCGCTGGGCGGCTTTGCCGGTTCTGCGGTCTACCGCGTCTCCACCACCTTCAACGTGCGCGTTGCGGCCCTGACGGCGGTTGGCGCGACCACGATCAACTTCAACAACGTGCCTGCCGCGCTGACGGCGACCGCCATCGGCGACACGTTCCCCGTTGGCGCGACGACGCACACCGTCACCAACGTCATTACGACGGCGGGCGGGTTGCTGACGGGCGTGACCTTCACCCCGGCCCTGGTGACGCAGGCGGCAAGCGCGACGCAGGTTGTGATAAGCCGGGCTGCCGACCATTCGGTGCGCGTCATCATGGAACAGGTGGACGGATACAACCTGATCGGTGGGCTTTATGCCGGTGGGGATTACCGATTCACCGTGTTCGACTTGCCGGTGGAGCCGTCCGGTTCCGGCGCTCACAAGGTCATCTGGGGCGGGAAGACGCTGACCGTCCAGGCGGAAATATCCAGAGACCAGACCGGCGCGGCTTGGATCGTTCGGGCGAAGTGATGGAAGACGCCGACACAGCCCGCATCACGTTCGAGGTGGTCAACGTCCGCCTGGTCAAGCGCGGTGTGTGGCTGGCTGACGTGGCGCTCGATTTCGACGGGGTTCCCCTGCGATTGAATGGGTTCCGAGTCGTGCAGGAAACCCCGACCCGGAGATCCGTCGAACTGCCCGCCTTCGTGGATCGGGGAGCATGGCGCCCGGCGGTAGAACTGCCCGAAGAAATGCGGCGGGCGCTGGCCGATGAGATTGCAGCTTCCACACTGGCTTGATGACGGGCTGCCGTCGTGGCCGTGAACGGATGCTCATCATCCAATCTCAGTCTGCTTACATGGCGCTTACATGCTCCCCCGGCCTATGCCCAATCCGTTGAATAGCAATCATAATGCCAGCTTTTCCCTAGCATCTGGCAGGCCGACGACGACGGGGTGCTGAATCCGGCGACGATCCGGTTGGTGCCGGGGACCATCATTCCCAAGGCGGTGGGGTCCGCCGGGTTGACGCCCTTGGCCAATCCGGGGCGGTTCGACGTGTCGCAACTGGTGCTGGACGATCTGCGGTCGCGCATCCGTCACGCCTTGCTGGTGGATCGGCTGGGGCCGGTCGAGCAGGCGCGGATGACCGCCACCGAGGTGATGGAGCGCTCGTCCGAAATGGCCCGGCTGCTGGGGGCGACCTATGGCCGGTTGCAGGCGGAAATGCTGACGCCGCTGCTGCTGCGCGCCGTCGCCATCCTGCGCCGCCGGGGCGAGATTCCCGACATCGCCGTCGATGGGCGGCTGGTGGAACTGCAACACCGCTCGCCGCTGGCCCAGGCGCAGGCGCAGCGCGACGTGCAGGCGACGCTGCGCTGGCTCGACACCACGCGGCAGTTGGGGCCGGAGGCCGCCGCCACCGTGGACGCCGCCGCCACCGCCCGTTGGTTGGGCGAAGCCTTTGGCGTTCCGGCCAAGCTGATCCGCGCCGAAGAGCCGCCGGTTCCAACGCCGACGCCAGCGCCTGTTTCGGCGCCGCCTCCGGTCGCGCCAGCCGTCGCCCCGGTCCCGGTTGACGCGGGGGTGAGTCATGGCTGAGCCGACCGGCTGGGATTGGCTGAACGGCGCGGGGCGCGCCGACATGGCTCCAGCGACCGAGGATCCCGCGCCTGTTTTCGCCCGCTGCTTCGCCGGGCCGGACGGGCTGCGGGTGCTCGACACGCTGAGGGCCATGACCTTGGGCCGGACGCTTGGCCCCGACGCGCCCGACGCCGCGCTGCGCCATCTGGAGGGGCAACGGCATCTGGTCGCCGTGATTTTGGCCCTGACCGCTCGCGGTCAAAAACAATGACATCCGCTCGCGGTCAAAAGCCGTGAAACCCGCGCGCGGTCAAAAGCTCTGAAATCCGTTTTTCCTCGTTTTCCCACAAGGAGTCTGTGACCCATGGCCGACAATCTTCTGATCGCCCCCGTCGCCGGTTCGCCCCAACCGCCGCCGCCCGTGCCGGAGAAGTTCCGCGATCCCAAGACCGGCGCGGTGCGGGTGGACGCGCTGCTGAAATCCTATCTGGAGCTGGAACGCCGCCTGTCCGCCGCGCCGATGCCCGATGGGGCGCCGCCGGATGGAGCGCCGGACGGCGCGCCCGTCGCGTCGCCCTTCGATCCGGCCACGCTGGATCCGGTCCAGCTTCGCCGCGCGCTGGGCGCGCCCGACGCGCCGGAGGGCTATTGCATCGCCTGCGACCACGGCCTGTTTCAACCCGACCCCGAGATCAACGGGCGGCTGTTCGAGGCGGGCTACACCCCAGGGCAAGCGCAGTTGCTCTATGATCTGGCGGCGGAGCGCATGATGCCGTTGATCCAGCATCTGGTCGCCGAGTTCCAGGCCGAACGCGAGGTGGAGCGGCTGGTCGCTCGTTTCGGCGGCGAGGAGAAATGGCGCGAGGTGTCCCGCCAGCTTCTGACCTGGGCGGGCAAAAATCTGCCACCCGCCGCCGTCGAGGGGTTGTCCACCACCTATGAAGGCGTCATGGCCCTGCACGCCATGATGTCGGGCAGCGAACCGTCGGCCTTGGCGATGACGCCCGGTCGGGCCGCCGCGACCGATGGCGAGGCGGAATTGCGGACCTTGATGCGCGATCCGCGTTATTGGCGGGAGCGTGACCCGGCGGTGATCGCCCGCGTGACCGACGGTTTCCAACGGCTTTACCCCAGCCGTGGGTGA